CGCCCGGCCAGACTCGAATGTCATCATGAAGGCCCTTTGCTACTTGCGGATCGACCCGAGTTAACCAATCTTTGAGCGGAATGCTAATGTCGCTACCAATATCTCTAGCGGCCATCAGCTGCGATTCAATGTTCGGCGCCCACCCCAACAATCCATCATCAGGCATAGGAATCTTATCACCATATAATTTTAGCGCCGCATCGGAATGCACTCCCAGTGATATATCACCCAATGAACCAATAGTCTTAAACATCTCTGGACTACGTCCATGAGTAGCTGAAGCCTGTGCATTCTCAAGGTCAGCCTCAATTCTATCCACCACTGCCGCATTGACCTCGGCCTTGGCCCGATCAATCAGCGGATGCACTCCATTTGGTGGTTCAAGACCATTATCAGTCCATGGCTTAGCGGCATTATAAGCTTCTTGAAACTGTATAAATGCTTCATGCTTAGCGGGATCAAGCAATGGATTAACAGGTTTAGCCCCAGCCTCTGGCGCATGCAGCGGAATATCTCCCCGCATCATAGCCCATTGGGTCATGGCTTCGGCTTCACGGCCCAGTTGCTCACCGCCGATCGCTGTACCGGCTTGCTTAGCAGCGCCAGTCGCAGCACCAGCCACAGCGCCCATACCAGCCGACGCCGCTCGTTCCAGCGCCTCCAGCACCAACCACCCAGCCGATGACGTGGCCCAAGCAAGTCGTTGGGTCTCGGGATTGAAAGACTTTGAGGCAGCTTCACCAGCTTCCTGCCCTAGTGGAGCATCGCCCCAACCAGATTTAATTCCTTCCCACATTCCCTCGCTGGTACCGGCGAATGGCGCACTAAGTGTGTCGCTTAACTCTTCCATCCAGTTTTTTGTTACAGCCAATGAACGAGTATACTTATCTAGGTTCCCCCAGTCGTCATTGGACACTGACGCTGCCATCGGATGGGATTGCAGATAGGTTACTAAATCTGGATTGTTCAACACCAATTGCTGGGCAGCGAATTTCTTAATCTGATCCTTCTGCTGGTCAAGGTTGCTTAAGGTCCAAGGCGCTGGAGCACCTGTGATACTAGACAGATCAGTTGCCTCAGCGGCATCATCGGGATTCGCATCCAGTCCCCGATTAATTTGATTCGCAGTCTCGCTGCGAAAACTCGCCAAGCCCCTTGCAACGTCATCCGACCCAACATAATACGGATCAATCGTTGGATCAAAGTCGGCCCCAGGATCCATCGGAGTTAGCTTGTTCACTGGGGAACCCTCTCAGTGGACTTGGGTTTGACTGGCTGCGAGGCTTGGCCGTATTTCATATAGATCATTCGCATTGCTAGATCGTTGACCAGCTTGCTATCCGCTTCGCTATCAAAGTTCGGGTCGCGGTTGTATTGCTGTCTAAATGCTGTTGTGCCCACCTTCTTGGCTTGCGGACTGAACTCGATCATTGAATCGAACGGCTGTTTGGTGTTAATCTCACGCAGTCCACTGAACCAAGCGCCAGCGTTTTTATTAATTAAGCCCTGCGCAATCTCAGTCAACTCCTTGTCGTTCTTGACCGACCGTTCAGCGCCAAGACCATAAGCAACAATAGCATCATGATAGGCAGTTTGAAACTTGTTGTATTCGTCAGGGTTAGACTTCTTGTCAATTCCGTTATCCGTCAGCATCTGCTGCACCGACCCCAGCGTCAGCGCATGGGTCATGTTGGGGTTTTGTATCTGCCCGTTGATGACCTCGCCTTGAACCTTCAACAATCCCTGACGCTGTTCACGAGTCAGCGAACTGAAGTTAGGGCTTAGCAGATCGGCATTGGCGAGATCATTTAACTCATCCGGAGTTGATCCGGCATCTCGATTGATTCCAATCTGCATCAACTTGTAATACTGCAAGTCGCCTTGCTGATTATGTACCACTCCACCGACAGACTGGTTCTTGCGGATCTGTTGCAGCACCACGGACTGCGACTCAGGGGATAGCTCAAGGTAATGGCCCTTGAAGTCCGGATTCGCTGCCTCAGCCGCCTCAATGGAAACCGGGACCTTGCCATCTTTGCTATTAGTCCCGTCGATAGTCTGTAGCAACGACGAGCGAGCCATTTGCTCAGATTTGAAATCAACCTGTTGGCGGGTGTTCCAGAGAGTAACAGCGCGCTGCTCAGCATTGTCGGCAAGCTCACCGTTGCCGGGATCGGCCTTAGCCGCAGCACCCCTAGCCTTAGCGGCGATAGCGGCAGGCTTGGTGTCAGTGTCTGTGCCAACGTTGACAGTGTGCGCAATTGTGCTGGCGGTTTTATTCAACACCGCCGAGTCGATGCGGCCTTGGATAATATCCGCATCGGCAGGCTGCAACAACCCTTCCGAAGTCATCTTCTTGAAGAACGCCTTGCCATCGGCCGGGTCGGCGTTGCTGCGGGAGATGGCTACTTTAGCGATTTGCTTGGACAGATAAGGTGCAGCAAGATTGTCATTATCCGGTGTGCCTGGAGCAAACCCAGTTAAATCATGTACGTGATTCGCGGCAGTTTGTTTAATAGTATTAACTATATTATCGAAGTTTGGTCCGTCAGTAACATTTACAGTTGCTAACAGGTTCCCAGACGCATCAATTTTACCTAGGCTAGCTTGCTTCTCAGCCTCATCCATCCCCTGTCTAGCTAACAAACTACCATGCCAGATCATCATGGATTGAGCGCGTCGAGTGTCACTAAGATATGCTCGCGTACCGACTGGGCTTAGTCCATTAGCTCCGTCGTCCCTAATCTTATCCATATCAGTTTGATACTGTTTAAACCCGTCAATCCTTTCTTGACCCCTAAGCTGATCAAACTGCAAATAGCGTTCGTTCATCTTCATAAAGGCATCAGCCGAGGCTGCATCAGCCTTCATGCCTTCATTAAGCTCTTGCATCGCGTAGGCGCGGTCGAATAATTCCTTGCCTGCGCCCTGCACCACCTCGCCCATATGGGTGATGGCCCCGGCCGTAGCACCACCAAAGGCTGCAATAGGAGTATCAACATGAACTTGCGGCAGCGGGTTTAGCTGCGGAGCAACATCCATAGTGCCGCTGTAGGGGACTTGGCTAGCCATTAACTTGCTACCTGATTGTACTTAAGCCATTCGCTAGACACAGAACTAACGCCACCAAGAATAGATGACGCAGCCCCAATCTCACCAGCAGACATAGCATTGGCTCCGGCCTGGGAATATAATTGAGCCTGCGCCCCGGCAACAGTGGCTTGTTCAGTGTAGCCATAGGCCGTTCTAGCTGCGTTAGATCTGATCACATCGGTATCGAGCTGATTTAGGTGTCGTTGGCTGTCTTGGACTTGTTTATTAGACCCTGAGTTTACATCAAATCCGCTGGAGGCCTGGGAAACCTTGATCTGGCCCATTTGTGTAGCTTGTTTGAGCCCAGCCTGCTGAGCCTGTTGCTCACCTTGCTGAGTGGCAAATGTAGCATTCTGCAGATCAATTTGTTGATTAAGATTTGCTATACCAGACTGATAGTTGTACATTGACTGATTAGCACTACCAGACGATAGCGAGCCGAATGCGGACAGCAGCGATCCGGCACCGGTAGCGCCTTCAGTGACGCCAGCGATTGCACTAGGACTACTCATGTTGTACCTCGATGGTGAATTTAATTAGACCCAGTTCGACTGGACCGAACTGTGCGCCAAGCGATTTCAACCAAGCCATGCTACTGGGATGGCCCGTGCAATGGCCAAAGAGTTCGGGGTATCGATAATGAAATGCCGGTACCCAGCGCCGGGCCAATCGAGCCACCGCCAATCGATGATTGCTGGTGGCTTCGGTGGTGTGGACCCAAACGTAGGCTGAATCGGATAGGGTTGAGGTTGGGACAAACCCAATAAACCCAAGCAGTTCATCGCCAAGTCTAGCCTCAAGTAACGGATCGGCCAACCTTGAGGCCGCGATCAAAGCAGCTGCACCAGTCCAGCCCTGGACCAAGCTTTGCAATCTAACTAAACTAATCGCCTCCATCCGCGCGTTCATGGATCATCCTCGGTTATTAGAGTTGGGAACACACCAAGAATAGTTGCGGGATAGGGATTAGCTTGTTCAATACAATACTGCCCCGGAACCGTGTAGGTTGGGTCCATATAAATACGTGCATCCCCGGTGTACAATCCATTTACAACTTGCGACTGCTGCCCAGTGAGCATTGAGTTAACATTACCTTGCACAAGATCTTTCATGTTGGTTAGATGATTGAAGTCATTACCAACCTTGAGCCCGAGGGTATTTGCCACCCTGACCACCACAGGGTCGATCTTCTTGAGCTTGCCCTGGATCTGGGTGCGGCTGGTGTCGATCGCTAGAGTTTGGAGTTTGCAAGTGTAGCCCAGACCGATCGTAACCACGGTATAGCCAGTTGCACCAACAGGTATCGGCGCAGGTAAGGTAAACTGCCCTCCAATAGGCATGACGAACGGCGTGATGATTGTGATGTTGCCGAGATTATCGGTAGCCAGCCCAGTGACTGTGCAAGCATTGAGTTGTTCAGCGCCTTGAAAGCTTAAGGTTGCGGCGCCGTTGTATTGCAACCCAGCATCCACGCACCAAGCTCCAGCCAGTCCGTCGACCAAGGCGCGGTCGTCGTTGCGTTCGATATATTGAACTGTGTAGCCATTAACCACACGCTGTATACAGGTATATACAGCATCAACATTACCAGCATCCGAGGTGGCCTCGGTTACGGTGCAGACTGACTGGTATGTACCTTGCGTAACCTGGTGCGACCAGCCAACAAACTCTTGCTCTTTCAAGAACGTTAAGGTTAGCATCAACCCATCACTACGCGTGGCCCAAGCCACATAGAATGGCGACTCGGCCCACGCCCAGCCAGTGATGGTGTAGCCGAAGAATAGGTGAGAGGCTGTGACTGAGATGTCGGTACCGGTGAAGACATTGAAGTAGATATTGTAGGTCAAGTCCCGAACCGCCGAGCCCTTGGACTGCACAAACAGTACATCATAGTTGGCTACAATAGGCGGCACATCGCTAGTGCCAACATTGGACTGTACATTGGCGACGATGGCAGTGGGCGACACAGCAGATCCCGATGAGCCGCCATTGATAAGCCAAGTGGATTTATCGGTCAGCACTAGCATACCAGCTGTGGAGGACACAATAGACTTAATTGTGTTCAACACCCCAGATACCAACGTCTCGGTAATGGCATTGCTAGCAACAACCGGATCGGTGACGTTGAAGTTGAAGTACGATCCGGGCTGAGACATGTAGAATGTTTGGGGAGCACCAAGAGGTGCAGCCAATACAAGTCGCTGCTGAAAAAAGCTCGGAACTGTAGGGTTGCCATTAGAGGTCGCTGTGAGCGTGGCAGTCGCTGCGGCTGCACCGGCGGAAAACACCGGAGTTGGCGCTGAACTATACCCAGCGCCTTGAGTTAGCACGATACCCTGTGTCACACCCCAAGTAACGGTAGCCGTGGCTCCCGCGCCAGCCCCAGATGTTGAGATTTGAACTATTGGATTACTAGGCGTTGAGCCGGAGGTAATAGATCCGGCATTAGCAATAGCCCATGAAGTGATTGTGCCGCCGCTAATAGTAAGCACAGTTAGCACTAAACCATTGCCAAAGTTAACCGTATCACCAATAACAAATCCGGTACCAGCACCAGTTATGGTCGGCACTGAGATTGCACCAAGACTGGCTATAGCTGTCGCGCCTATGCTAGGGGAGCCACCGGAAAACGAAATGAGTGGAACAGTGGTATAAGTGCCTGTAGCAGTGATGGTTAGATAACCGAGTCCGCTACCAACAAATGGGTTCTGTGCGACTGGCGGTGACTGCGAGAAGTCTGCACCAATATTGGAGTCGATAAACTGTGTACCTTTGCAAGTACCAATGAATCCATAGCTAACACCACTCGGCACAACACCAAAGTAGCTAACTGACGATTCATAGACGTTATATGCTACCGCAGTTGTTACAGCACTCCACGAGATGCTGTTTGATCCAGCCACTGTGCGGATGTCTTGTTTGCCTGTCATAGATGCAGGTGTGGATAGACTAGATTCTTGACCATTAGAATCGATCGAAGTTACAGCGTAGGAATAATTCACCGAGCCGGAGGCCAATGTAGTCGATACACTAGGCGCAGCCGGTGCAGTTGCAGTAGAGCCAAAGACGATAGTGGTGATAGTCCAGTTTGTTGTGGTAACAACGGTTAACAACCTGGGGGCATAGTTGGGATGACACAGAACCATTTCATTGGTTGACTGTGCGAATTTAATCATTGCCAGATCAGCTGCGGCGTATGGAGAGGCGATGGTGTAGATACGCTGGGAGGTACCGCCAGAGGTATAGGCAGTGTATGTTAGAGAATTGATGTTGTTACCATTTAAATCGCCAAGAGTAATGTTGTTACCAGCAACAGATTGTATATTAAAATATCGACCATTAAGCTGTGTCATACCCGCAATACCGGATACGTAAATCCAGTCGTTGGCTGAATAGGCGTGGCCGGGGATGGTTAGAACACACGGATTGGCCTGGGAGGCAGCGGTGATGTTAATCGCGGTCTCGACGATCGGCGAGCCTTGGTAGTAGAATCGGATGTAATGGTCCCCAAACTCGAGGACGTAACCGACTGAGAAGCTAGCCTGGAAGGGAATCAATCGAACCGCGGTGGCGGATTTGTAAGCTTGAAGTATGTATCTAGTGCCTGGGCGAGTGCTAGCACCACCCCGGTAGTCGATGTAGAAATTCTCCAACAACGCCGCGCCAGAGTGATATTTCTGGAGATCTACACGTGCGTATAGGTTTGGGCTCCATTCACCGCTATTGAAGGATGCCTGTGCTACGATCTCACCCATGGACAGTTCCTAACCGAATGTGGGCCACATGCCACCCCAGTCAAACCCAGTGAATGGCCCGCTATAGGGTTCAGCAAAGTCAACCCCGCGGATTCGTATCCAGTCAGGGGTGATGTCATTAATAGTAAGCCCTTCATTGCCATCAGCTTGGCGTGCTAGCATAATAGTTTGATTAGCTTCCTGCACAGCGAAGTTAGCGAGCTTCTTATCGCCGGTTAGAGGTATGGTAATGGTTGCCCCAACCAACTTCACGTATGCATCTTGGAATAGATCATCCATTACATTGGGATCAACAACATCTTGGCAATACACCAGCGTAGCGTATTCTTGATTGGTTAATATCACTCGCTGCGGGGCCTGAGTGCCGTAAGTTAGATTGAAGGTTGCTCCGACTCCCGACCCAGAGGTTGATCCTTGCGGCACCGGATTGCTCTGCTGTGCAAAGTACGATCCGCCAATAACCTCCTGCGATCCAGCGGTGTCCCCAGTATACACCGTATTTACAACGGTGGCAGAGGTAATAACTCCCCCGGCCACCATTGCTACGAGCAACTGAACCGGGGCGCCGATGGGAGGACTGGTCGTTGGTCCAGCTGGGAGGGTGATGAGATCGCCGACTCCATAACCAGTTCCTCCATTGACAACAGCGGCGGCCGTTACTGGGTAGAAGGTGTCGGTTTGAACTTTGTATTTGACTGGGGGACCTTGCCAGAAGCTGGACGCTCCCCCAGTAACCGCGGTGGTGATCGGCACACCACCAGCGAATCCGGTTTGGGTTGCTGGGATCATCCAACAAGGGCGAACACAGTCGACGGGGTATTGGTATTCATAGGCCCACGGTGGGACGGGCTGTCCGGGCTGCCACAGGGTCGTGGGCGCGGAGGTATTCTCAGGGGTCCCCGGCGATGAGGTGATGTAGACTAGATTCGCTGCTTTGACTGAACAATTCCACGGTGCCATTCGCAGCAAGCGCCGGCGAATGTTGGTCATGCAGAGGTTTAGTTGCAAAGCCTCGTTTGTTAGATTTCCAGCAAGTTCAGCGTCAGTTACGGACGTGCGTGTGCCGGGGACCTGTAGTGCGCGATTCGCAATGTCCGTGAGGGTGGTCATAGCTTAGTGCTTTCCCTGAGTTCCACAACAACCGTGGTTGGTACCGCTAGCGCCAACGTCGGTTTTGTTCTTGGGACCCACTGGCGGCGAATATGGAAGTTCCTTAACTTCCTTAACACCGCCAGAGGTAGCTCGCTTGTCGCCGGGTTTGGACTCGGGGCCATATTCAGAAAGAATATCTTTCGCCATTAGATTCTCCTACCGGTGGGAGTGCTGTTAGGAGTGGTGCTGGACGAGACGGGAGTGCCTATAAGTGGGGACTCAGTCTGAGGAGCATACGGAGCCGGGACTGGGTTGTTGTTGAACGTCGAGTTCGCATTACGTTCCTCAAGCCACTTCGATGAGCCTTCCGGCGGGGCGAATGGTTCAATAGCGGGACTGGCGGGAATGGCCCGAGGACCAGTGCCGGGATTAACATTCTGCTCTGCCAACACCCGAGCCTCAGCGTCAGTCTTGGGCTGGTCAGCAGCAAACTTATCCGCTTCGGAGATGGTCGCAGCGTCACGTTCGGCTTGCTGCTTGTCGAACTCAACTTGGTCGACACGTTCATGCGCACCAACTGCACGCTGCGTTACGGTCTGACCCTGCACGATAGCTGCCTGCTCAGCAGCGATCTTGTCTTGATAAGCCTTACGATCAGCATACAATCGCTTAACTTCTTCATCAGAGTCGATCTGCATCTTGTTGATCTGTTCATCAACAAGAGTCTTCATGCCAGACAGCCGAGGATGGCCCTGGAGTTTTTCGGAAAGTGTAAGCAAAGTGAGTAGTGCGTTGATATCCATTGTAATTCTCCTAGTGTTTTCCTTGACTGCCTCGGGGGTGGTTCTGGCGACTGGCTACCGGGGCTTCATAGCCACGGCCATCGTAGAGTTTGACAGATTTGGTTCGTACCTGATGCGCACCAAGGTCGGACACAGCGGCTAGGCTGACCGATTTGGACTTTGGCGCAACAGCCTTGGCCCCATCGACAATGTGTTGATTCGCGGTTCCCTGTTTCATTTCATTCTCCGGTCTTGGGCAACTGCCGATTCAATGGCCAGCGATTGCCTGAGCGCTGGGTCATTTCTTGACGAACTCGTTCGAATGCGCCGGTGTCGGTGTTGAGATCCTCCAACAAATGGCGAAGGCGGTCATCGCATCGCTCAGCTTCTGCTTTGACATGGGGTGGAGCTTCGTGGCCGCCTTCGCGGTAGAAGTTAAGCATGTCATGGATGTCGTGCATGTACATAGCAAATCGGCGAATCTTTTCGGGAACCTCAGACTCAGCATCGGCCTCGGCATTGTTGGATTGGATCAAGGACGATCGGATTTGGGCGATGTCCCTAGCGATGTTTTTGAGTATCTGAAGCTCCTCATCGGTCACGGTTATTTACCTTTCTTCTTGAGTTTGATCATGCCTTTGCCTTTGTCGGCTATGTTGAATTCCTTACCGACCTTTTCGGACACTCCGCCAAAGCCGCCTTTGGTGTGGGCGGCCGCGGCCATGAGGCGGGCTTGGGATGGGGATTTACTTGGCATCAGGTTTGTCCTTTGGTTTAATGGCATCAAGTTGTTTTTGCAAATCAGCGTTAATCAGCTCCTTCTTAGCGACCTCCGCCGAGAGTCCCACGACACGGCCGTTCGCCTCGCTGAGCAACTGTGCGTAGGTTACGGCAATGGGGTCAGTCGCCATTTGCTGTGCAAATGCAGGGCTGGCAACCAACGCAGTCAGAATCACAATTCGCTTCATCATACGGCCCTCTCCATATTGACGAGATTATCGCTGGCTGGGATATCAAGCATCCCATAGAGCCAACTCGTTCCGTTGCAAAACACGGGGGCGATCACCGCTCCCGTCGTCGAAACCGTTCCGAGGAACGTCGGCGT